ACAACAGTGATTGCTTCTGAGGCTGGTGTTGACTATGTGGACACATCTGCTTCACCACGAGATGCGGCTTACACACAGATGCGTGAAATTCAGAAAAATGAAATCTTCGCCGCCTTTGGTGTTCCTGAATCTGTAATCGGTAACGCTTCGGGAAGAACTTTCTCTAATGCTTCCGAAGAACTCCGTGTTTTTTGGATGGAGACAATGGCTCCACACCTTCACACATTGGCGCGAGCACTTGATGAACTTGACGATAAATACTATGTTGACTTTGACACCGAAGACATTCCAATTCTAATTCTTGCAAAACAAGAACGCGAACGATATGTGATGGACGAGTTCCAACAGGGTCTAATCAGTCTGAACGAGTACCGTACTGCTACTGGTCGCAAAAAAGTTGATTCTGAACTTGCTGACAGTTTGCTTTCCAACCCGAACCTCACGCCAATTGCGAACACGGAGAAGCCGTTTAAGCCCGAAGAACAACAGCCAGTTGACATGGCGGGTGTTGATCCAAACGCTGCGCCTCCGGGTCTACCTCCACAAGAAGGTGCGATGGAGATGCCTGTTCCTGCACCACCAACACCAGTTCCAGCGCCTGACATGCCTGCTCAAGCAACGGAAACAGCATCACTCACTCCTGATCAGCAACTATCTGAATTTGAGAAGATTCAGCATGAAATGCAACTGAAGTTTGTGCAAGAACTAGAAACAAAAGCCGACACAGACACAGAGCGATGGACGGAAATACTTGACCGTGCCCTTGAGAGAATCTTTGAACGCCAACAGCGAGTCGTTTTGGAGAAGGCTTTTGGCAAACGAGGAATCAAGTCAATATCTAGCGGTGTGCTAACAGTTGACATGATTTTTGATCGCGAGATTTGGGACAAGCAACTAGCAGAAGATCTAGAGCCAATCATTTTGGCTATCTACACTGATGCCAAAGAGTATGTCGCTTCACGCACTAGTAGCAATGTAGTGATGGAGCCACAAGAGGTTGAGAAACTTGCTCAGCAACAAATAGAGCGTATGCAACAGGCAAACACCACAACGGCAGAAGAAATTTCAGCAGCGATAGCCATTGCGCTGATGGAAGAAGATGAAGAAGAGCGTTCGGTGCTTTTGCGCTTGGCTTTGATCGCCATTTTCTTGAAACTAATTTCCAAGCGTCGCAGGGATATTGCTGAACATGAGGCTCAGGCTTCATACAACGGCGGTGTCTTCTTGGCTGGCAAAGAAAACAATGTTGGTATGACAAAAACCTGGATCACCCGTAAGGACTCGCGTGTGCGTAATGCACATAAATTCCTTGAAGGCAAAACCGTTGAGTTTGGTGACGGGTTCATCGTTGATGGTCTTGCATTGCGCTTTCCCGGTGATCCAGTTGCTCCGCCTGCATTGACTTTCAATTGTCGTTGTCGTTTGCGTTTTGGTTTCACTGAATAGTATTTTCAGTAAAACACAGGGGTTATACTTAAAGTGTTCCCGTTTTGGGACTCCAAATAGTTTATTGTTTAATAAACAACTTTTAATTGGAGAACCATGTCTACGACGATGACCGAAACACAGCAATACAAGGCGCTACAAGGTCAGTTCAACATTGACGAAGCGCAAGGCGTAGTTGAATGTTTCGTTGCAGGAATCGGCAACAAGGACAGTGTCGGCGACATCATCGTTCCGGGCGCTTTCACAGACAGCCTTAAGAGGCGCAAACCCCGTGTTGTTTGGGGTCACAACTGGAATGAGCCAATTGGCAAAGTTCTTGAAATGTACGAAGTTCCACCATCGGATCCACGACTTCCAATGAAGATGCGTGCCGCTGGTATTGGCGGTCTATACGCCAAAGTTCAGTTCAATCTGAAATCAGAACGCGGTCGTCAGGCTTTTGCCGATGTTGCTTTCTTCGGAGAAGAGCAAGAGTGGTCAATTGGCTACAAAACCCTTGATGCCGATTTTGACCCACAGCGCCAAGCAAACGTATTGAAGAAGGTAGAACTATACGAAGCAAGCCCTGTTCTTCATGGCGCAAACCAACTTACGGGAACGATTTCCATCAAGTCGTTTGAAGGCAACGACGAAAAAGGTTACATGCGAGAAGAAAATGGCAACATTACTGAAGCGGGTCGTTCGCTTCTTGCACGCTTCATGGCAAGCAATATGCAACGCAACAAGCCACAAGTAGAAGCAAAGCCAGAACAAGACGATGACGCAATTGATGCACCTATGCCAAACCGCAGTCGTGAAGCCAACCTCCCACTTGCATTAGCGAAGAAGTTTGGTGGCGCAGTACGGATTCGTGAATCAGATGCAAATAGCGCGATATTTGACCACCGTGTAGAAGGTCAAGGCATCATCACGATGCGCGTTTCGTATCATTACGAAGATGGACAATTTATGATCGGCGAAGCCACAAGGGTCAAGCCACAGGTTGTTTACATCAATGTTGATGGAGACAAGCCAAGCGGTTCTGACGCTGAGCGCAGGTACGAAGACCGATACAACCTTGATGCAGATCCACAGGTACCAGCAGGCGTAAAACCAAAGTCACCTGAAAAGGCTGACCCACTTGGCGGTATCATTCCTCAAGAAATTGTTACTGCCCGTACCCGTGGATACGGTCCTCGTCGTGGAAACCTTGAAAAACTGCTCCGCTACTGGCGCCCAATCATGCGCAAGCCGGGCGGATTCCGCCGTTGCCGTGTGATTCTCGCCAACCACCCTGAACTTTACCCGTTGAGTAATATTTGCGCTTGGCTTCACCATGAAACAACTGGTCTCTGGCCGAACGAAGGATGCCATCATCCGGGCATGAAGAACTGTCGTGGCAAACTACGCAAGTTGAACTGGGACGACGACGAATTCAATAACCGTCTTAGGGGAGTACTCAAGCCCGGCAAATCGCTTGAAACCATGACTGAAGAAGAAATCAAGTCAATATTTGACTTCCTTGACTCTGAGGAAAAGGGTTACGAAATGATGGAGGCTATGGCTGACCGTTTGGCTGAATCAGATGAAACAGAAGAAACCATGAAAATGGAAGATGTTGAGTTTGAGAACGAAGACGAGGGCAACGAAAAGGCTTATGAGGCTCTGAAGCAATTCATGAATGATGAGCCTGACTTCATCAACTACATGGCAGATAAGAAAAACTGGGTCATGGAAGGCGATGACGATAACGGCGGAGTTATGGAAATGCCTTACTACAAAGACTCTGACGACGATGATGACTGTGGTTGCGGTGGCGGAGGCAAAGACCCTAAGCAGATGATGGGCATGCTGATGGCGGCTATTGCTGAACTCATGGGCAAAGACGCCGATGAAGACATTGAAGTCAAAGCAGGACGGGTTATCAGTTCACGGAATATGACAAAACTACAGAACGCTTTCAACCTTCTCAAGGAAGTGTTGAGTTCAGGTGGTGTGGCTTCAGAGATTGAGGCTAAGTCATTGTCCTTGGATGAGAAAGAAACTCTCATGGTTTCTTCTGCTGAACGATCACTGTACGAAGTCAAAGAACTTTTGGATCCAATTCTGGATTATTATCAAATCAAATCAGAAGTCACCGAGGACGGAGTGATGGTTGAGATTGATGGTGTAGAGGACGAAGCATTTGATGCGTTGCTCAACATCATGGACTCAATGTAAATAAAAAAACGGTTTTTAAGACTGTTCCATTTGTAACAAAAACAAAACACTAATATGGGTTATACTTCAATAACAGGTTTACCACAAAAAACAGCAAAATATCAGTGTCTGATGTCAGGCGATAAACGCTTGACGCCATGCTCTGTTTGCTCTAATCCAACAAAGTGTATTGCAAAAACAATGCACTACAAGGAGTCCACGAACATGGCTAGCGAAACACCAACAGTAAAACTTCTTGCAGACGGCGGAATTGAATGCGCCAAAGGTTTGGAGTTAACAGAATGTGGCTACAAGCCCGGCGCAAAAGTTTGTGGCAAGTGTGGAGCGAAGGCTGTCACGCAAACGGAAGAAGCCGTACCTGCTGACGCAGCACCAGAAGTAGCAACCGAAAAATCTGAGTGGGTTACCGCTTCAGACGAAAAGGGAGCAAAGATGGAAGAAGATCTCGCAATGATGGAAGAGGGAATGACCCCTGCTCCTGCAAAAAAGAAAAAGAAGCCTACTGAAGTCGTGGATATGGAAGAAGAAGACGACGAAGAAGACATGCCTGAAGATCTTGATGATGAAGAAGAGAAGATGTACAGCGAGATTGAAAAGATGATGGAGCAACGCAAGAAGGCTCGCGCTAAGCGCATGGAAACAATGGGTGTCAAGTCTGCTGACTACGACGATCTTGCTTTTGTTTGCGCCATTGAGCGTCGCGTCTATGCGGGTGGTTCAGAAATCTGTGCATCATGCCCAGGTGGATGTGAACAACAAGACACAATGCCAAGTCTTCTTGAAATTGAAGGAATGGCAGAGAGCATGTTCGCAGGAAAAGTTCTTGACTCTGGCTACGCGGACGAAGTTGATGTTTTTGTTGTTGATGTTCAACGCAAAGATGGAAAGCCAGTTGAGGCTTACTTTGACGGTTCGTCAGGCGAGTGCATGGGCTGGCACCTTTTGAATGAAGATTTGATCGGTGAAGTAGCAACCGTACCCGGACAAAAAGTAATCTCGTTCAGTGAGGCTTCAGATATTGCAACCAAGTCAATTGAAGGCGAAGTTGTTTCTGTAGACGCAGATATGTTTGATGGTTACGACGCTTACGCTGTAGAAATTGAAGGCGTAGACGGAAAGTCATACGATGTTTATGTTGGTGTTGACGGTGAAATCCTCGGATTTGATGAATACGATCCTGAAGAAGCCGCAGACATTGATGCAGAAGTAGCCGATGTTGCCCTTAAGGCAATGTACAGCGAAGATGAGCGTGACGAAATGGCTAAGGGCGGAATGGCTTTGCCAGACGGCTCATACCCAATCAAGGACGAAGAAGACTTGAAGAACGCAATCATGTCTTACGGTCGCGCAAAAGATAAAGAAAAAGCAAAAGCACACATCAAGAAGCGTGCAATGGAACTTGACAAAGAAGACATGATTCCTGCCGAATGGTCGGAAGAAAAGACTCTTTTGGATGACGAAGCGAAAGAGTTCCTAAGCAGTTTGATGGAACTTGAAATGCTTGAAATTGAAACAGGTCTTGGCGACATTTAATGAAAAAAGAAAACCAACCTTTTGACTCAGTGAACACTTCTGGTCTTGCTTTTGACACAAAACAAGAACAAGTGCCCGTAGTTGAGACGCCTGAAGTTCAGATTTCTGTTGTTGAGGTTGAAGTCAAAGAGGAAGTAGTTGTCGTTGAAGAAGCAGTGTTGGAAGTTGAAACACCTGCATCAGTAGAGATCAGCGTTGATGAACCTGTTGAGGATGCACAAGAAACCAAAGTGGAAACGAAAAAGCCTTCTAAGAAAAAAGATGCAGAGGATGATGATGTTGTTCCACTTTCTTTCTTTAACAAAGCGTCAGAATCTAGCGACAAATAGTTGGTTGAGGCGATGATTAAATCGTCTCGCGCTTTTGACGCAAACGAGAGAGTTGCAGAATACCGCAAATCTGTTGCTGCTGTTCAAGAGAATGTTTTGCTGTTCAAAGGTTTCCTTGGACCTACTGTAAAAGACCGACCAGAGTTAACCTCTGTTGGTCATAGAGCGGCGCGTGCTGCGGGGGTGATAGTTGATTCTTTGGGTAAGTTGCGATGCCCACCCGGTACACCTAACGCAAATCAGTTCACCGACATGCAGATGTCCAACTGCCTCACCCCTTCTGCTGAATCAGCAGCACGCGGGGCGGCTTCCATGGCTGGAAAATTGATTGATGGCGCTCGGGTAATTTTCAAATCTGAAAAAGTAAAAAATGGTTCAAAAGCAGCGGCGATGATTGCCCTGCAAACAATGGATTACATGTACGCAGATGGTTCAGATTCAATGACACAATCTACGCTTTTCGGTATGGTTTTATTGAAGTCTGGCGGTGCGCAACTATTGGACTTTGCTACTGACTCGCTTCATAGGCGCGGGAAAATATCTGACAAGAAAAAAGAACAGTTGGAAGCAGTAGCGGGGAAGATTAAACGAGACGCCACCGTTGATGCAAAGAATTTCCTCTTAGCGACATTAAAGCGTCGCAAAGATAAAAAAGACGATCCAAAGGCTGATCCACCCGTGGTCAAATCCCCTAGCGGGTTCAAGAAAGGCAACAGCGCTATTGCCAAGGCTAAAGACTTTGACCCACAAATTGGTGTTGCTGATGCCAACGGTAGGAACATTGCCCGTGATTTACCTAGCGTGGATAAAAACATTGATACTGGTGAAAAGGCTTCACAACATATCGCTAATGGCGGGAAACTGAACGAAATCAGCGACACTCTGGTTCTTGACGCAATCCTAGAAAATATTGATGTTTACGACGAGGATGGGAACATTGCGGAACTGAAGAGGTTTGAACTTATTGGCACTGGTGGGGGAGTGGTTGGAATGAACCGCTTGCGTGATAGAACTACAGGTCAAATGTTGGGCGTTAAATACGCTTCACGCACACAACTTTGGGATAAAAAATCCCCGTTAAGCAATGCCCCTCTGACCAAGGGAGGAGCATCCCGATGGTATGAGCCAGCGAGCGAAGTTCTTGCTGTTTCCATGACAGAAGACTTTGGGTATCCATCTTCATCTTTGCGAGTTGTTCAAGCATCCCCGACACAGGCAGCCATGGGAGTAGTAACCGATTTGGTTCACAACTCATATGAGGGACAAATACTCTCTGCCACCCCTGAAACATTGGCAAAGGTGGACAGTCGCAAACTACTCCATATGCAAATCATGGATATTGCTATGGCTAATGGTGACAGGCATAGCGGAAACATCCTTTTTGCTGAAAACTCTGATGGTGTGGACGCAGTCCCCATTGACCATAGTTTTATTCTCAACGTTTTTGATTTCAGCGAAACAGCAGAAAAGTTTGCTGGCGGTCTTCAATATGGTTATCTTGGTCAAGAACTGAATAGTCGCCACGGTGGGACAGTTGAGAAGCATGCAAAACTGGTTGAGGATGCTGAAAAAGTTCTCCAAGATATAAAGAAAATTGACGCAGATTCATTGGAAAATCGTCTCTTGAGTCAACTTGACGAGATGCTGAAAGATCGTAATTTGATAGGAGAATGGGCGATGTCTCCCGAAAAGTTGAAAGAAATGGAAAAGATGCAGGCAGACATCGGAAAGGCGTCGTCACGCTTAAGAGAGATGCAAGCAATGACCCCAAAACAATTGGCAGACCTTGTTGTAAAACCACCAAAACTCAAGGCTGACTCAGCGTTGGAAGATATAGTCGCGAGTGTTGTATGAGATACGCCCTAGTTACCCCGAGTGCCGATGTTTCAGGTATCCCATATGTTCTTCTTGAGGGGGATTACGGCATTTTTGGTGTGGTAGCCCCTGACCCGAAGTTCGCATCAAGTTTGACAAACGAATTGTTTCTGTCCCAAAGGGACACTATTGAAAAAGCAACCTCGGGAATGTCGTATCATAGTGTTAGTACTAATGTGCTGGATGAAAAAAATATTACACTTTTAAGGCAGTTGGCTAAAAAGTGGAAGACAACCTTGCCCGCAGAAATAGCGGAACCTGAAGAACCGAAAGAATCGGCAAAAAATGAGTAGTTATCTCAACCAAGACTTTGAGTATTTTGCGAGAAAACTCCGTATGTCTATGCGTATGAAAACTGCTATGAAACGGACGAATATTGTCTCTGGTGAGGAAATTTATTTTAACCCTGATAATGCAAAAACAAAATTCCTTTTCACTAAAGGATCAGATGTTCGTAAAACTCCGCTTGACGGAAGTAGGGCTCTTCTAAACTTTAAAGCAAAACTTTACCTAAAGTCTCGTACATCAAAACTAGGTGCAGAAACCTTTATCGGTGATGAATCCAAGCGCGGTGGATTAGGGAAATGGTTTGAAGAAGAATGGGTTGATATTTCACGCCCGAAAAAAGGTGGCGGATTTGAGTCATGTGGTCGCGGAGACGCAGATTCAGGTAAATACCCTAAGTGTGTAAAGAAATCTACAGCGATGAGAATGTCCGCAGAAGAAATTGATTCCGCTGTTCGCAGAAAGCGTCGTGCAGAAACAGCGGGTAACCGAGAAGAAAACAAGCCGATCAATGTGTCCACATTCAAATCTGATGAGACCACATTAAAAGGTGCGAATATCCCAACGGACAAAGAACTTTATGCGCGAGTAAAAGCCGAAGCAAAAAAGAAATTCAATGTATACCCTTCTGCTTACGCTAACGCTTGGCTTGTTCGCGAATACAAGAAGCGTGGCGGTGGATACCGTGTTGAAAAAGATGACGCTGAAGACATGGAAATCAAAGCAGGTCTTGTTGGTTCTTCAAGTGGACTTGGTAGAGCGGCTCAGGCAGTTGGTTCTGTAGTAACACCGGGCAACATATCCCCATTCAGCGCACCTATTCGCTCAAGACTTTATGGCGCACTTATTCCCGGCGGTGGCGGTGGGGCGCTCAGCAGGCTCAAGCCTAATCGCAGGCGTCAAGCACGATGCCCTGCCGGTTTTGAATTTGGTGGTCGTTTCACGGACAATCGTTTCTCCACTTGTGGTGCGCAGTTGTTTGAAATACCAGGTCCGCTAGAACTCATAAGGCGAGCAATGCGCCCGACAGCATCACCAAAACTTCCACAAGCGCGAGCAGAGAATCTGTCCGAAGTATTAGAAGGTTCACCGACAGCAGCGCGAACAATTCAAATTCAGCGCATGGCACAGATACCACGAACAGGTGCATTCCAAAAAGATAAATTCAACCGTTCAGTATCGGATTCAATCAACTTGCTTAAAGGCGCACCAAAAGGTGAAGGCAGAATGATCCGCAGAGACGGAGTGGTTTTGCGTCCTGTTGTTGCTTCATCTGTTCTTCGTTCTTTTAGCGAGAACCCTGACATGGTTGACGGCGCAATGGTTCGCGCCATTCAACTACCTGCTGATATAGGAGCAGATGATCTGGCACTATTGGGTGGTCCTTCAATGAGTAAAATTGCGTTTGTTGCACCAAACGGTGTAGTGGTAAGTATTGAGCGTTCACGACCATTTACGATTGGCGAGAAGCGCAAGTTCCCACGAATGATTAACTCTCTTGCAGAATCAAGCACAAAAGATAACATTATTTCAAATATTGAGAATTTTGCCAAAAACTCAGAAGGTGCATTTAAGTTTATCACCGATACAGGAAATGTTCCTAAGCCGTTGGAACTTGTTACTTACACAGGTCTTGACGGTATTGAAAGAACAGCACCTCGTTGGCAGTACGAAACCTTCATTAAGCCAGACTTGGTCAGCGCAAAGAAGAAAAAATAAATGCTCAAGAATGAAGTGAATTACAAGGCGCTCGCGTTTCTCGCTGAGCAAACTGCAAGTACTTTTAATTATGATGTTAAAGGCGCTCGTGCGCTTTGGGATCCAAGTTTGTCTATTCCGGGCACGAATCGTCGTGGCGGTTGGCGTTGCCCTGTTGGCACAAGATACGGCGGTCAAATTACAGACCGTTATGGACGGTCTTGCGGGTGGGGTGTTGCTCGGAGAATCGCAAACCAGATAGCAGATATTGGTGAACGGCTAGAGAATGTTGACGACCGTAAACGAAATGCTCGTTTGGCAAAACGGAATGCGCGTGTGCAACGGTTTTTGGCTCGTCAAGATAAACCCGGCTTACTTGAGCGTGGCGCTCGCGGTTTGGCAGACGCGTTAGATGGTGGAGCAACTGGAAAACCAGTAACTACTCCACGCGCTCCTGCTCGTCCACGAATCGCTGTTCAAAATCCTGCACGCATAGAACCTCCTGCTCGTCCAAGAATCCCTGTTGGCGGAGATGCTGAACAACCAGCAAGAGAACCAGCACGGGCACCTCGGAGAAGAGGAAATCTCCGTGAATCAGAAGCACGAAGAATGGACAGAGAAATAGTTCAACCCGGCGCACCACGCACAGGTGAACCACCCGCACCAAATGCTCCACGACGACGCCGACGAAACGCTACACAACAAGGCGCAAAAAGAACTGTTAGAAGAAAACCTGAAGCAGATTTTGTTGACGGTTCAAAACCTGTACCGACAAAGGTGCCACGCAGAAAACCCGCACCAAAACCACCAGAACGACCAGCGGAACAATCATCACCAATTCCACCACCACCCGCATGGAACCCAACAGCAGACGAGTTGGGAGGGAGCATACCGGACGATCGTTCTATCCGTAATGTTGTTAACCGATTTGGCGATCTTCGCGGATTACCCGAAGATGCGTATTGGCGTAAACCAGACTTCCCTGAAGGCGAAGAAAAAGCCGAACTAGAGAGAAGGTTTGGTCGGTATTACGATGACAACAATAAGCGTAATGCTCGTGGCAATTTTGTTAACCAACAAATATTTGGGCAACAAGCAGGAGCGCCACAGCCTGAACCTGAAGCACCTGCACGACGAGCAGGTCCACCGCCACTGCCAGCAAGAGACATAAACCCTCGCAGGGAGTTTGACCAGCAAAGAGACGAGGCTTTAGTCAAAGCAGTAGAAGGGGAAATTGAAAGATACAAGCCGAACGCTTACAATAATTTGCGCAACATGTCCAAAGAAGAAGTTTTGGGAAAGAAAATTAGAGATCAAGAACTTCTCAAAGAGGCTCAAGCAGGATTTGATAGAGCCTTTGAAGACTGGCAGAGTAAAAAGAATGGTAGCGAACGAGAAAGAGACGAAGCCAGAGATAATTTATTGCGAATGTGGGGACAAAAAGAAAAAATAAAAGACGGAGTTTCCGCTGCCGAATTAAGACTTGCTGAAATTGATGCTGCTATTGAATTTAGGCAACGAAATCAAGTTGTTGTACCAAATAATAATGTCAACGACCAGAACGCTCCACGCGTACAGTCACCAGCGCAACCACCACAACGACCAGCAGACATACCAGAACCAGAAGGTGGATGGGATGTCTCACCACCAAAAGCAAAAGATGGTCATGCACCAGAAAAACTGAACAAATTAGGTGAAGACGGTTTGCCTGATGTGAAAAGCGTTCCATTGGGGAACAAAGGTATGGATACCAAGGAGCAAGCAATTGACCACCTAGAAAAAGGTGGAGATTTGGCTGATGTCCCTGATGAGTTATTGGGTGAAGCACTACACGGTGCAACAACAAGATTCTCTAAATCAGATGCTGGTGGTGGTGTTAACGGCAACATTCCCAACAATATGCATATGTTTACCGACGCCATCACTGGGAACAAGTTTTTCTTAAAATACCAAAGTGGTGCCCATGCAGAAAACGAAGACATTCATGAAGTGATCGGCAATAATCTTGCTGGTAGACTTGGCATGCCTGTCGGTGGTGTGCGAATGGATGGGAAACAAAAAGGTGGACCGGGTGCCCCTAACAGCGCTGGTAGGGCTATTGTTTATGAACACGCAGGGAACTACGTTGATGGGGTGCTGACAGACGGAAGAAATCAAGTAGCCGTGTCGCAAATAAAACCTGCCGATCGTGTTAGAGCGACACTTTTGGACTACATCATGGTCAACAGAGACCGCCATGGAGGGAACTTCTTTGTAGCGACTGACTCCAGTGGTAAGAAGCGGTTCGTCCCAATTGATCCTTCTCTTGGGTTTGATGTCAACTGGGGTGGGCGGGCTCACGAAAATTATGATGGCAACGACGAAGGATTACGAGGCTTTTTAGGCAACGATGTTGGTGGTAGAAGAAACGAGATGCTTGCAACATTGAGACAGCAATTCAAAGATAGGCAAATAAGTCGGCGCGAGATACTCTTAGCCGTTGAAGAGGTTCAGAAGTCCATCCGTGAGGCAGAGCGTAAAAACCCGTATATGAATGTTGTTGAAGATGTACTGAAAGCCGGTGGGGATGGAACCGCTAACCCTAGGGGTGGGGATCAGGCTCTTTTGAGGGTTGGCGTAAAACCGCAAAGAAAAATGAAATATATAACAGATGTTGACCCCGGCAGACTTGCTGATTTGATTATAGGATCATAGGAACCATGAGAGCAGCGATCATCACCTCCAAAGACCCACTAGTTCAGGTGGATCCACTCGTCATAGTTGAGGACGATAAAGGGATTATTAAGTATTACTCAAAGGATAAAGATTCAGACAAAAAGGACAATGAACACTTTTTGGCGGTCAAGAAAGGCTCGTCGGATAGGGCTGACCTTGAGAGTATGTTGCATGGGTACTCATACCGTCATGCAGAAATACTTGAGTACAAGGGTTCAAATAAGGATAAAATTAATAATTTCCTAGTTGCCTTGGGTCACAAAAAATTAGATAACAAATAATATATTGACATCAACCTAAAATTAATATCACCCACTTAGTGATACCATTTTACGGTAGCGATAATGCAACCTCAAGATTTGCATGGCTTGCTGAATATCTTCACGAATGTGGAAAGTAAACAATGAACCTAGTTTTCATTATCAAAAATCGCGACAACACACCATTTATGGTCGTCTCAACGACCCCTGAAGGATCCACCTTCAAGCCAATGACCGAAGCCGCTAAAGAAGTTGCCACATTTCTCCGTCAAGAATATGGCAAAACACCTATAACAAAACCTGAACTAGTTCAAACAATGGACTCATCAAAAATTATTGAAGGTCCAAGCCCATCAGGATCAGCGATAGAGAAAAAGGTTGCAAACCTTGCATTCCTTAAACCGGAAATTGTAGAAACCAAAAACCTTCCTGTTCTTTCAATATCTGAGGTTTTACTTTCTGAGTTTTCAAACGAAGAATTCCAAAATGTTCTGAGTTTCAAGGCTTCATCATTTATCTCTGACCAAACCCAATCATCTTTCAACTTTGAAATCAAAGGTGTGCGAGCAATTTGGGATCCGAGTCTTTCTATTCCCGGCACGAATCGTCGTGGTGGTTTCCGATGCCCTGTAGGGACACGATATGGCGGACAGATCACCGATCGTTTTGGTCGTTCGTGCGGTTGGGGCGTAGCGCGTCGCATCGCCAACCAAATCGCCGACATCGGTGAACGCTTAGAACAACGAGACGACGACAAACGAAAGCGTCGCCTTGACCGTCGTAACGCACGAATGATTAGACGGCTTGGTGGAGTTCCTGAGACTGGTCGCGTTGAAGGTGGATTGCGCGGTATTGCTGATCGTCTTGAAGGTGGTGCTAAACCGCGACAGCGAAGAGGCGGTCCTGGTTTTGCTGAACTTGGCAACCGCATAGCAGATGACCTGCGACCCGGAAGTGTTTTAGACAGAGTTGTTAACGGAAATGGTGGTCGCGAAAGAAGCGAAGATGTACTACCTGAAGCAGGTGCACCATCGGCTCGTAGACCACAAAACAGGAGACGCGATGTTATTCCTGAAACAGCGCCAACGCCTGCGTCAACACCTCGTCCTGCACGCCGACCAGCGCCAGCAGGACAAAGACGACCACAGCCACGCCCACGCGTTGCACCACAAGCAGAAAACGTTGATGTACTCACAGCACGCGAAGCATCAGACGCAAGTGCAACCGAAGGTTTCAGCCCGTATGTATTAAGAAAATACGATGAATACGCTAAGCGTGTTCGTGAGATTCGCGCAGGTGGTGGAAACGCAGGAATGCTGACACGGCGTGAATGGTATGCAATCAACAAACCTAATCTTCGTGACGCTTGGAAAGATGCTCACGGTCGTAGTGCACCACAAGATTTTGAACCGCCAACACCACAGGCTCGTCGCCCACGGAATAATCGTGGTCGTCGCAAGAAGGCAACAACAGCAGGTGCCGCTCGTAGCGCTACACGCAAACCAACCGCCGATGATGTTCCAGAGCCAGCACCAGCGCGACCTGTGAGACCAGCACGTCCTGCTCAACAACAGGGACAAGCACCTAATAATCAACCACTGAACAATTTGGAAAAGTTGAATTTAAATTCAAATTGGGTTCTTAACACAGATAAAACTATGTGGACACGAAATGGTTACACGCTTACTCCAGAGTTTGACGGTAATGGAAAATTAACAAAATTTACTCTACGCGAACCAGATGGGAACTCTTACGAACAGGGCTATGGCGGTCGCCATACGGTAAGTGACTACAACAACTTCGCAGAATTTATTTATGCTGCTGCTGGCGGTCCTTCAGGGGAATTCCCAGCGACAGAAGACAATTCACCAACGACACCTAAACCACCTACTGCACCAAGAGCAGCGGCTCAAGGACAAAAGAAATCACCATTCCGTAAGTTTGCAAGATCAAAAAATGCTCATGGTAAGTTAAAGATAGACAGAAGGAACTCCCCTATCGGAAAGTTTGTTTCCGAAGAAGACCGAACAATTAATACGGAACAAAAAGCAATTGACCATATAAAAAATGGTGGAGACATACAAAAAGTTCCAGCAAAATTCATGCACATTGCCATAGAGGCAAACGCTTCATCAGACCCACGAGACACAAATAAGCGTTTCAAAAAAGTACAACCCAACGGTGGCGCTGTAGGTGTAACTAAAATTTACTTTTTGCGTGATGAAAATGGAAATCCGACTAATCAGGGATGGGTTTTCAAGGCTGCAAAACCTGCCGACAATGTCGGCGAACTCATTGGATGGAACTACTTGGCTGCTGTAGGGATCTTGGAAGACGGAGCAATTCAAGACGGTAAACTTGAAGCAGATGTACGAAAGCCTCTTGGAACAGTCCGAAAAGGAACCCCTTACATCATGATCCCTCTGGCACACAACGACGTGCCTGAAGGGGCAGTAATCGGCGGTGCTGCTGGTGGGTACGATTTCAACAAAGGAGCCCTGAACGCTCTTCCAGATAAAGGTCTTCCTGAAAGATTGTCCAATGTTCTAGCCAACTATATTCTTGGTGTTAGCGACCGCCACGGAGGCAACGGTATGGGTCGTGTAGTGGAATTACCAGACGGCAAGAAATTAGCGCATGTCGTTCCGATGGACTTGGGTTGGGCTGGAAGGGCACACGGAGGGCTGTTTGATCGTTACCAACGGGGTTTCTCAATGGATCAGGACATTCTTGCCACAATGCGCACCGCACTACCCGCTATGTCAGACGCGCAAAGGCGTGAAACTTATGCGCGAATTCAAGAAGTGTACAGACAGGTTGTTGTGCAAACAGAAAAAACACTTGCTGTCGGTCGTGAACAATTCATAACAGACGCATTGCAGAAAGTAAGTAAGACTGACTCAAATAAAGCCCGAGCAGGAGCACTTTATGATGGCATGGTACGAAGTCTTGCAAACCTTCGCAACGCCGAAAATGAGATAGTCAATATAATTCCAAGTAACCAAAGGTGATCATGAAAGAGTTTTTTATAGGTCAATTCATGGATCCATTTACAAACAAGGTAAATGGGTCTTGCGCTGGAAAAAATATTGATGGACTTGTAGAAATACACGCTTCCGATAAAGAACTTGTTGATCAACTTATTGAAATTCTTTCAGAATCGTCGGCACGAAACGAGATCCCTTTAGAGGGAAGCGGAATGGAATATATTCTTTACCGTCTTAATTCAATGTCCGCACAATACAGTTCTGATGGGCAAGTAACTGAAGAAATGTATAAAAATCAAATTAAATCTCTTCCAAATAAAAAAAGTTTTAAGGCTTAAACCATGCTTCAGAATATCGCCGACTTTAAGGCAAAATCTTTTCTTAGCGAACGGAACACGTCAACTATTGCTTATGAAGTCAAGGCTGTTCGCGCCATGTGGGATCCAAGTCTTTCTATACCCGGCACCAACCGTCGTGGAGGCTGGCGCTGTCCAACGGGGACACGGTATGGCGGACAGATAACCGATCGCTTTGGTCGGTCTTGCGGTTGGGGTGTCGCACGACGCATCGCTAATCAAATATCAGATATTGGTCAACGCTTAGAGAATGTTGATGATGCTCGCCGTGGTCGTCGTATTGCTCGTCGTGAACGACGAATACTTGCAAGACTTAATCCTCAAAGCGGTGGCGCAGGTCGCCTAGAGCGAGGTTTGCGTGGTGTTGCAGACAGATTAGAAGTTTCCGATACCCCAAGTCCTCGTGGTGCCCGTAGGCGAACTGTTGTTACCCGACAACCATCCGTTGATGCACCTGCCACTCCAAGAGAGTTAACCCCTACTCCACCTGCTCCTCGTGCACCACAGAGAAGGCGTGCGCCAAATGTTAGAGAATCAGAACAACGACGCATGGATCGTGAGATTGAACAACCCGGTGCACCTCGTACTGGTGAAGCACCTGCTCGTCGCCGTCGTCGTGCAGTTGTTGAAGCAACAAACAAGCCTAAAGCACCAAGACAACAAGCACAAAACATTGTTGAAAAACCAGTTGTAGAACCAAAGGTGGTTAAACCTCGTCGCCCTAGAAAGAAACCCGAAGGCGACATTGGTGCGATGCTTGATGCCGAATCAGAACAAAGACGAGTTCCGCGACCTGCTCCACGCGGAGAAAGCGACAATGCCGCTCGTTCCGAAGAGGTTAGGGCAGAGGCTGCTCGCCCCAAAAAAATAAGGCACATGAACTTGAATAATGTGCTAAATGATGAAACTTTTGTTGAACGAATCAACAGAGATGTATTGAACGCACGTTTAAGAATAATAAACGATCCAATTAACTTCCCTGATATAAATCAAACAGATCAGAACCCAAGGTCAAACGCTCTAAACCTTGCAAAAAGAAATATTTTGATACATCAAGCACAACTTGATCGCATACAGCAAGCACAGAATAGGGGTGATTTGAGTCCCCTTGATGTTGTTTCTGGTGCAAACGAACAAATGAATGTGCGTGAATTAAAAGAAGAACTCAATGACGTTATCAATGCTTGGAAAGAAGTAGAGAAACACAATAAACTGCCTTCCGACAGAAGAGAAACACCTGCCCCGAAACCGTCAAGCGTGCCAAACCCAATTGACGAACCTTTCAATGCTCCGACAAGACGCGATGTTAGGGATGTGCCAGATGAACTAAAGCATGTTGCCCCCAAGATGGAAGCGGCGAAATTCAAAAAAGAAGATGAAGATCTTATTGAAGAAGTATTACTTCAAATGCGAGATC